AGGCCTGACAGGTCGGGTTGCGGTGGTTTCTTTGCCATGGCCGTCATCATGAACGGATTCGGTGTCGTTTACAACTGTTTTGGCAACTCACGCTGAACAGTCACGGGTAGTCTTCGTTGCACTTACGGATCAGGCCCTTACTTTTGCCGTTTGCAGGTCTGCACCAGATTCGATCAACTCTTTCACCCATTTCGGCTGACGACCACGGCCAGACCATTCCTGCGATGCATCAAGGGGATTCCGGTATTGCACGGCGACTTTGCCAGTAGGCTTGCGAACGACACTGCCATTACCGATCAAGACTTTGAGTGGCATACCGAGTCGGTGAGCGATTGCGTAGATTTCATTGCGCGCAGCTTCGACCTCCGACTTGGCCCGCTTCTTTTCTTCCTTCGTTACCCGCTCCGACAAATCCTTCAGTTCGGTCAAGCTCAGTTTCGACAAATCCATTTACGATCCTCCTAGTGAAATTAACCGTAATGATGTCACACAATGGCTGTACGTCATAACGAAACGTCAGGTTCTGAACTTCGGTGGTGGCTTTCCTGCCGCTGCACGGTTCTTGATCAACATCTTGCGCTTGTAAGCCTTCCAACTCTGCCCCATCCGACCATCATTTCGACGTTTCCACTCGCGCTCGGTTAGGTTCAGCATTGGTATCCATCTGGGACTAGGGCCAATACTTGCGAAGTGCATGGGACTGGCTATCTCGGCCTTCCAGCGGTCGATGATGTCCTGAAAGGGCAGTGACAGTTGATCCCAATAGCCAGATTTCCAAGCTGCTTCAAACATCGCCAGTAGCATCAATTCCCGTTTGCGTGCTTCCTGTTCTCTTTCCCAGAAGCCATCACTGAACAAGTCAGTTGGCAGCCCCAGGTCACGTAACCGGGTCATGTTTTGCATCTGAATGCTGCGCAATGCGCGTCTATCGCCTTCCTTCATAGGTTCCTCCTAAATAGCCCATGAGTCCAATGAGGTATTTAAGTGGAAGACAGCAATAAACCGACCAATGCGGTCGCGGAGATCAGCGCCGAGACGCTGACCAAGCTTGCAAGTAGAGAAGAGGACATTCGCCAGAGCGGATTGATCGACATCTTCGAACAGCATTTGCCAGCCATTCCAAAAGATTACGTGTTCAAGAACCGTGATCGCCAATTTGTCGCGGACGCACTCAATGTCGCGTTTGATCTGATTGGTGGCATCCCGCGACTTGCGCAGTACGGCCATGAAAACCCGGGCGAGTTCTACAAGCTTTATGCCCGTCTATTGCCCGAAGCCGAGAAGAAAGTCTCAGGTCCGGCAGTCGTGCAGGTATTCCACAACGTGCCCGCTTCCGCGCTGGACATGGGCGATGTCCTGGACATGGGTGAAGACGAAGATGAGTAACGGAGTTCAAACCGTTCATCTTCCATACGTTCCTCGTCCGGCATTCTTACCTTTCCACAATCGCAGCAAGCGTAAAACCGTAATCGTCGCTCATCGACGTGCTGGCAAAACGTACAGCGTTATTCAGGACTTGGTTGCGCGTGCGCTCAACTTCCAGAAGAAGAACAGCAAGACTGGAAAGCTATTCAGTAAGCCCATCTTTGCCTACTTGTGTCCGTACAAGGGCCAGGCCAAGAAGGTTGCTTGGGAATACCTGATTGAGTTCACGAAGGCCATACCTGGCATCAAGAAGAACGAGACTGAACTGTGGATTGAGATCCCAACGGTCACAGGCGACAAGGCCCGTATCTTCCTCGCCGGCGCTGACAATCCAGATAACTTGCGTGGTCTGTACTTCGATGGCGTCGTGCTTGATGAGTACGGCGACATGAAGCCAGAGGTGTATAGCACTGTCATCCGTCCAGCGCTTTCCGACCGCTTAGGCTGGGTTGTATTCATGGGCACGCCGAAGGGCAAGAACGACTTCTACAAGCGCTGGCAGCTCGCGCAGCAAAAGCCCAACGAATACTTCTCTATCTGTCTGAAGGCCAGCGACAGCGGCATTCTGGACCCTCGCGAAATCGAAGACATGAAGTCCGAGATGGAAGTGGAGGAATGGGAGCAGGAGCTTGAATGTTCATTCGATGCGGCCTTCCGTGGTTCTTTCTACGGCAAGCACATTGCAATCGCCCAATCCCAGAACAAGTTCCGCAGTCTGATCGATAGGCAATACCCATACGGGTATGTGGTTGATGAGCCTGTGTCACTTGCGATGGACTTGGGCCGCGCCGATGCGGCCGTAATCTGGTTCTGGCAAGTGATCAATGGTGAAGTTCGTTTCTTCGACTATTGGGAGCAAAGCGGGTTTGATGCGGAAGAGGTATGCGACATGCTTGCGCTCAAGCCGTACACATACGAAGCTGTCTGGCTTCCGCATGATGCCAAGCACCGGACGTTTCAGACCAAGCAGTCTGTCATCGATACCTTCATGGCGCATGACTTGCCAGCACGTATTGCACCGGACCCAGACGCGGGCCGCCGCATCATGCACGGCATTGACGCGGTACGAAAATTCCTGCGACTCGGCCACTTCGCCATCGATTCCGACAGGTGCCATCGCGGCATCGAGGCATTGAAAAATTACTCAAGAAAATTCAACCGTACCTCCAACACGTTCGGCAGCGATGCCGACCACAACGAATGGTCACATGGTGCCGATGCCTTCCGCTACGCCGTGCTGTCGATCAGTGACGACGACATTGGTCGTTCAATCGAGCGACATCGTGATCGCCAATACCGCATTGAAAATCCCAATCAAGTAAATACCAGACGCATGACCTTTGACGAGGCGTTAGCTGCGCGTGACCGCCAGCTTGCAGTCCGATCAAGCAATTTAAGTCGAGCATACGACTAAGACATTAAGTGCGCGCAAGACGCACGGAGACCAGATGATCACCGATAACAACGAAAAAGAAGGGATGGATAGCGGCGTCAGCGAAGCCCTATTTGACCACGATCCAGTCCTTACCCAATACCAGACTGAATCCGAGCAGGACAAGTGGCAAAAGGGATTGGAGGCATGCCGCAAGGAGCGCAAAAGCTTCAATGAGGAAGCGGTCAAGTCGCTGAACCGCTACGGCGATGTGCGTAAGGATGGCTTCGCCAATTCCAAAATGTACAACATCTACTTCATGAACACGGACATCAAGCTGGCCGCCTTGTATGCGAAAACGCCGAAGCCGGACATCAAGCGCCGCAATGACGACAGCCAGGATGACGTCTCGCGTGTCGCTGCCTTGATCCTGCAGCGCAATCTCAGCTACGAAATGGACAACTGCAATTTCGACGACACGTGCAAACAGGTGCTGTTCGATAACGTGGTAACGGGCATTGGCGTTAGCTGGTTGCGACTTGAGCAGGAAGAGCAGCATCAGCCTGACGTTATCGATCCGACGACCGGCATGTTGATGCCGCAGCCGCCAATGGTCACGCATCAGGAAGCATGTACGGATTACGTGGCATGGGACGACTTCTTCTGGAGTCCCTGCAAGGTGTGGAGCATGTGCAGTTGGGTTGCTCGCCGTATCCCGATGACCAAGCAAGCCATCAAGGCACGCTTTGGCGATAAGGTCGATGGCGCAATCATGAAGGAGATCACATACTCGACCAAGTCGGAATCGCAGGATTCCAGCAAGGCGAAATTGAATCCGCAAAACCAGACCGAGCCGACCGCCGACGTATACGAAATCTGGGACAAGCAGCGCGAGTTGATCTTTTGGATTACCGAGTCGTCGCCGGTGCCCTTAGATGTGCAGGAAGACACAACCAACTTTGACGGGTTCTATCCGACGCCGATGCCGCCACTTGGCCGCTTCACCACTTCTAACACCATTCCGATCAGCGATTACCATCTGGTGAAGGGTAAGTATGCGGAACTAGATGAATTGAACCAGCGCAGCACGGCATTGACTAAAGCCCTAGGTGTGCGATTTGTGTACGATGCCGCCAGCCCCGAAATAAAAGAGCTGTACACGACTGTTGCCGAAAACTCCGGTATCGGCGTCAAGAACTGGGCGGCATTCGCGGGCGATAAGGGCGGTTTGGCTGGCAGCATCCAATTCGCACCGCTGGATCAAATCGCCAGCACGTCAGCCATTGCGACTCAGCAGATCGAGCAGATCAAGGCCCAGATTTACGAGGTTGAAGGCATCAGCGACATCATGCGCGGCCAAGCCACGCCGTATGAAACCGCTACAGCAACCACGGCAAAAAGCCAGCAGTCGTTTGGTCGCTTCGCTGGCCGTCAAGCCGATGTCGCAACCTACGTGGCGAAGCTGCTGCGCCTCAAAGCACACCTGATGTGCAAATTCCACGACCCAGCCTTATTGGCAAAACGCGCCATGCCGCTGTCGCCAGTCGATCAGCAATTCATCGGCCCGGCTCTGCGGCTTTTGCAAGATGAGCAGATGAGCAGCTTCCTGTTGAGCGTTAGCGTGGACAGCTTGCAGCTCGATAACTGGAATACCGAAAAGGCAGAGCGTAGCGCATCGCTCCAAGCGATTACTGGCCTGTTGGGTCAGATTCTCCCTGCTGTTCAGCATACGCCTGAGATCGCGCCGTTCGGCCTTGAGATGATCAAGTGGGCTGTCAGCGGCTTCAAGGGCGCACAGCCGGTTGAAGGCATGATCGATCAGACCTTACAGCAACTCATGCAGGCTAAACAGCCAGGCACTCAAGGTCAAGGCGCACCGAAACCGCCATCACCTGACGATGCCAAGGCACAAGCGATTGCGCAAAAAGCGCAGATCGATTTGCAGATCTCGCAGATGCAAGAGCAGACCAAAATCCAGATCGCGCAGATGCAAGCCCAGCTCAAGCAGCAGGAAATGCAATTGGGGCAAATGCAGAACGATCGCGACAGCCAATTACGCGAAACCCAAGTGCAGCTTCGGCAGGGCGAGTTGGCCGCGAAGGTCGCTCATGAACAAGCCGCGACGATCCTGACCCACTCAGCGGCACTAATGAACTCCAAACCACCATTTACAGGCTCATAACTCATGCCCACCTACGTATCACGATGCCATACATGCGACGAATCGTATGACTACATTCGCAAGGTCGATGACCGACACCAAACGCCTGAATGCTGCGGCGTGCCAACTGTAATGGGCCTTACCACACCGGCCATTGGCGCAATGTCGTTCAGTGGTCACAAGGGCTTTCACATGCCAGATGGGAAGCAGGGCGGAAAAGGCACTTGGATCGAATCTGGCAACGACTACAAGAAATACCTGCGCGACAACAACAAGCTGCCAGCTCACGAAGCTGAGTCGGAAGCAAAAATCCAAAAGAAAAACATTGCGGCAGCCGACGACAAAAAACGCCGTGATGCAGTAATCAAAGTGGTGACGCAGCAAGCACCTTAAATAGGGCGGTCCACATAGTGTGGGCAAATAACAATAAGAGAGACATCATGGAAGACTCCAAAATCAACAGCGTAGAGCTGGAAGACGGAACCACGACCAACGTCCCAGAAGTAGCAGAAATCGAAATCGCTGCGCCGGAAGTCGTTGAGTCGCCTGAACCAAAAAATCTGCGCGATGCAGTAATGAAGGCATTTGAAAAGAACTCGGATAAAGAAACTGCGACAGCGGAAAGCACGAGCGCCGAACCCGCAAAAGAAGTAGACCCGATCAGCGGTCGCGAAATTGAACCGATTCGCGCACCTAGCACGATGACGCCTTTGCTGCGCGAGAAGTGGGGCACGGTTCCGCGTGAAATGCAAAAGTTCTGGGTTGACCGCGAACGCGACATGCAGATAAAGCTTCAAGAGACAGCCGACCAACGCAAGCTGGCTAAAGACTTTCATCAGGCCGCCGAACCGTATCAAGAGACGTTCCGTAAAAACGGTATGAACGCGGTGGAACATGCAAAGGACTTGTTCAGCATGTCTCACCAACTGCATACGGGTAGTGCCCAACAAAAGGCGCAGATCATTCACAAGCTGATGGTGCAATTCCAGCCTGACGCGCAAACATTAAGTCATCTGTTTAACGGCGGCCAAGTCCAGCAGGCCCAACCTGCACAGCCGGCTCGCAGTGTTGATGAGCTGGTTAATCAGCGCCTGCAAGCACGCGAGGCAGAACAGCAGCAAGCCGCCATCCAAGCGTCCATCGATCAATTCCGCGCTGATCCCCGTTATGAATTCACCGACGACCTGGGCGAATTGATGGGTAAGGCAATCGAAGCTGGCTTTGTAACAGGTAACGACTTCCCGACATTGTTCCGCAATGCATACGAGTTCGCTGCCAATCAACATCCAGAAGTAAAGCAGATTTTAGCTAGCCGTGCCGCTGACTTGTCGGTTCAACCGACAACCGTTAAAGCGAAAGCAGTTCAAAGCGTCAAGCCTTCGCTTGCATCTAATGGCCGAGGCGGTCAGACACAACCACGTCCAAAGAACATGCGTGACGCGGTAGAGCTGGCTTGGAATAAGCACGCTGGTGAATAATCAGTTGGCTAAATAGATAAAAATAACAAACCACACAAAGGGGATTGACCAATGACTGTTTCGCTTTTCTCTTTGACTGTGGCGCGAGGTGCCGAAGTACCAGTTGTTGATCCTAGATTGACAGCACACATCGAATACTCATCGCGTGTCGATAACCAAGACCAAGGTCCAGCCGAGCAAGCTGATCAAACCGCCGACACAAATGCTCTGGATACGCATCCAGACAACACGAGTGAAAGCGGCAAGACAGATGTAACAGCAACCGCAGGTGATGAATAAAGACTCGATTAGAAACGGTCGCTTCGTCTACTAAGGACAATAAAAATGGCATTTCCAAATCTTAGTGACCTCGCGGCAACCACCATCGAATACCGTTCGAAGGACATCGCCGATAACGTCACATCACATAACGCCGCACTTCTGGCAATGAAGAAAAGTGGTGGCTTCGCCACCTTTGATGGTGGTACTTACATCAACGAAAACCTGTCGTTTGCAGAAAACGGCAACGGTGGCTCGTACAGTGGTTACGACACGCTGCCGACAGCAACCGCAGATGTGATCTCAGCAGCTCAATACACCTTCTCGCAGTACGCTGTTCCAGTGACTTTCTCCGGTCGTGAAACATTGATCAACAGCGGTAAGGAGGCATTGATCGACCTCGTAGAGGCTCGCGTCAAGGTCACTGAAGCAACTATGCAAAATCTGTTGAACCGACATTTCTATCTGGATGGTACGGGCAACAGCGGCAAGAACATCACCGGCCTGGCTGCTGCTATCCCGCTGGCTAATACCCTTGGCACTTACGGCGGTATCAGTCGCGTTACGTCAAGCTTCTGGCGCAATCAAAAGTACCAAGCATCGGTCGATGGTGGTGCCGTAGCGGCTACCGGCACTGCGTTGATCAACCAGTGGAACACTTTCATTCTGAGCATGACACGTGGCACTGATCGTCCAAAAATCATCTTGGCATCGCCCGCCGTGTACTCGCTGTTCCAATCAGGTCTGCAAAACATGCAGCGTGTTTCTGATTCGAGTATGGCTGATGCTGGTTTCGTGACTACCCAGTTCCAGAACATTCCAGTCGTCTTCGATACAAACGCTTCGGGTATTGGCGCGCAGTCTGCTTACTTCCTGAACACCGATTACATGAAATGGCGCACCCACAAGGATCGCAACATGATCGCTTTGGACGACAAGAGTGCAGTCAATCAGGATAGCACTGTCAAGACCTTGGTATGGGCAGGTAACTTGACCATGAGTGGCCCGCAGTTCAGCGGGATTTACTCGAACACTTGATCTGCTGTTGCAGTCGTACAAAAAGCTCCTTCGGGAGCTTTTTTGTTGGGTGGGTAAATAGGAGAGCAGGGCAATGACGCCACTGCTGTTTGCCACCAGATCGGAGAGCCGCGATAACAAGCGTTACTCGCTCCATCATGGCAGGAGAAATTAATGAATACAGATAACAACCTGAACGAAATCAACCTTGATGTAGCAATCGCGAACCAAGGCGGCATCAATCGATTTGCGGAAGAGGAGACACGCGGCGTTCGTGATCCACGAACTGGCCGACTGATGAAGCATGCCGACTACGGCAGCGATGTGGGCCTAAACGTCAAGTTCACCGTCGAATCAGTCTTTTCCAAGCGCGAGACGTATCTTGCTGGCGGCGTGCCCAAGTACGTCGACATGGATTTCATCACGATCACGATACCCGGCAATCGCGATTTGATCGTACATGCGCCGGTGACCGACTTCTACGAATGGCGTTTTCCTCTGGAATACGCGCAGTTCAAACAAGGTCAAAGTGCAGTCGTGATGGGGACTCCATTGGACTTGTGGCCCGCTATGCAGCCGGCGCAGATCGCAGAGTTGAAGCATCAAGGCATTCGCACGGTTGAACAGCTTGCCGAACTTTCCGATAGTTCAAGCGGCGTGCTGCGCGGCTTCTACGCCATGAAGCATAAAGCCAAGCAGTTTTTAGAAGACGCGAAAGACAAGAACGCCACAGCAATTGTCCGCGTCCAGATGGAAGAGCAGGAAGCGCGTCACAAAGCCGAACTCAAGGCGATGGAAGATCGCTTCGCTGCCATGTTGGCGCAAGCGCTCCCGAAGGAATCCAAGACGGCATCAACTAAATAAGGATTTAACGAGGCGACACAACAACATGGTTCAAAAGACCCTTTTAGAGATCGCGAAGACGATCACCACTGAGCTTGGATTTCCAGCGCCGACCACTGTTGTGTCGTCTACCGATACCAACATTTTAAAGCTGCTTGGCATGATCCAAGCCACTTGCGATGACTTGCTTCGCGAGTACGATTGGCAGGTTTTACAGAAGAGCTACACATTTACCACGACCCCCGGAGTTGATAACTACGCGTTTCCAACTGACGAAGAGCGCTTCATCGGCAGTACGTTCTTTGACCAGAATAATCGCTGGCCGATGATGGGGCCGTTGACCGGACCTGAGTGGGAACAGGTCAAGGTATCGCAACTGGCATCCAGCCCAT